TGCGCGCTTTATTGATGCCCAGTTCACCGACCCGGCGGTCGCCGCAGTCGCGGGCGTGAATCCCGCCTCGATCACGAACGGCGCGCCGACGGCGGCGGCCACGGCCAATCCGTTGGCCGATATTCTCGGGCTGATCAGCCACTTCACGACCAATAACATTCCGGTCGACGGCCTCACGTTCATCATGTCGCCGGCAAACGCGATGGCGCTGTCGTTCAAGACCTACAGCGACGGCTCGCCCCAGTTCCCGGGCATCGGCGTCGCCGGGGGCACGTGGAAGGGGCTCACGTTCATCGTCAGCAACACCGTGACGACGAAAGTGATCGCGCTCCAGCCCTCGCTGGTCTTCTACGCCGACGATGGCGGCGTGACGATCGACGCCTCGAGCGAAGCCTCGTTGCAGATGGACTCGGCGCCGATGTCGCCGGTCGATGCGACCACGGTCTATGTCTCGATGTTCCAGGCGAACTGCGTGGCACTCCGGGCCGAGCGGTTCATCAACTGGAAGAAGGCGAACGCGAACGCCGTGAAGTATCTGACCGCCGCCGCGTGGCCGTCGCCAACGGGGGTGACGTTCGGGGCGGACGACGAGCCCGAGGCGACGACCGAGAACGGTAAAGCGAAGCGCGGCGGGTAAGCCATGAGCGTCCTGACGACGGTGCGGGGCCGCCTCGCGCAACTGCTCTCGCCGGCGGGGGGCGGGGCGGGATCGTGGTGGCCGATCGTGCGCGAGCCCTACACGGGCGCGTGGCAGCACAACGATCCGCTCACGACCGAATCCGGGCTGGCGAATCCCAGCCTGTTTGGCGCCGTCTCGCGCATTAGTCAGGACATCAGCAAGATCGCGCCGCCGCTCCTGCTCGAACGGGACCGGAACGGGTTCTGGTCCGAGACGAGCAATCCCGCGTATTCCCCGGTGCTGCGCCGTCCGAATCACTATCAGACGGCGCAGCAGTTTATTGAGCAATGGGTGCTCGACAAGCTGCTCTGGGGGAATGCCTACCTGCTGAAACATCGCGACGATCGGGGCGTCGTCAACGAGCTGCACCGCCTGGACCCCGGGCGCGTGAAAGTGCTGACCGCGCCCGACGGCTCGGTCTACTACGAGCTCCAGAGTAACGAGCTCGCGGGCATGCCGGAGCAGACGCAGCCGCTCGTCATTCCCGCGCGCGAGCTCATTCACGATCGCTGGAACTGCCTGTATCACCCGCTGTGCGGGATCTCGCCGCTGACGGCGTTGACCGGCGCGATCGCGCAAGCGAAAGCGATCGCCGATAACAGCACGACGTTCTTCGCGAAGGGCGCCCGGCCCTCGGGCGTGTTGATCGCGCCAACGAAGCTGGACCCGCTCTCGGCGGCCCGCCTCAAGACGGACGCGGCGAACTTCAAGAGCGGCGAGATCCTCATCGCCGAGCTTGGGATGAAGTATGAATCCGTCTCCACGTCGGCGGTCGATGCGGCGGTGATCGAGCAGCTCGGCTGGACGGAAGAAAAAGTCTGCGAAGTGCTCGGGATGCCGATCAGTATCCTGAACAGCAGCAAGCAGCCGCCCTACGCGAACGCGGAAGCCTCGCAGCTGCAATACAAGTCGCAGTGCTTGGAACCGCACCTCGTGTCGATCGCGACGTGCCTGGGTGAAGGGCTCGACTTGCCCTCGTATCTGACCCTGGAGTTCGACGATACGTTGCTGATCTGGATGGACACGATGAGTCGTGTCCAAGCCGCGCAGACCGCGACGAGTGCGGGCGTGTTGTCGCCGAACGAAGCGCGATCGGAATGGTTCGGCCTCGGCCCGGTGCCAGGCGGCGAAACACCGTATCGGCAGCAACAAGACTGGCCGCTCTCGACGCTCGCGAAGCGCGAGCCGCCGACCGTGCCGGCGGCCCCGGACCCGACGCCCGCGCCCGAGGACGAGGAAGAGGACGTGCCCGCGTGACGGTCGAATTCTCGCGCGTGACGTTGCCGGCGCTGTGGACGGTCGACCAGGCGAAGGTGCATTTGCGCATCACCGGCACCGCGCACGACGCCGACATCACGCAGAAGCTCGCGACAGCGCAAGAGGCGATCCTCGGATATCTCGCGGTCGCCGCCGATCCGACGTGGACCGCCGCGACAGCCCCAGCCGCCGTGACACACGCGATCCACATGCTGACCGCCTACTTGTATGAAGACCGGGGCGACGGATCGCAGCCGGACGTGTGGCCGAAGATTTACGCCCTGCTGGCGGCGTATCGCGATCCCACGGTGGCGTGATGGCGCGCGGCGATTGGCGGCACGTCGTGACGTTCCAGAACCCGGGGCCGGCGGGCACATGGATCGATCTCGAGCCGGCGGCGTGGATGGTCAGCCTGTCGCAACTCACCGGGGACGACATCGGCGTGTTTATCGAACCCGTATCAGGCACGCCGATCAGTTCGGCCTCGTATCTCGTGCGCGGTGATTTTCACCCGGGCGTGACGACGAAAACCCGGATGCTCTTGGGGAGTCAGACCTTTGCGATCACCAGCGTCGAAAACATCGAGATGCGGGGCGTCGAGATGGCGTGCCACGCCGTGCCGCTGGTGATGGCATGAGCGCGGCTCTCACGATTCAGGGGATCGCCGAATTGAAGGACGCGCTCGGGCGCTTGCCCACGGAACTCAAAGGCCAGGCGACGCAGATCGTGCTCGACAGTGCCTATGCGGCGCAAGCCGAGATCGTGGCGGCGTATCCGCAGGGGCCGACCGGCAAGCTCAAGAAGGGCGTGAAGGTGCGGGTGCAGGAGATCGGGGCGTATAGCGTGGCGGCGCAAGTCCGCAGCAGTGCCCCGCACGGCTGGCTATACGAACACGGCACGCAACCGCGCAAGACGAAAAGGGGTTGGAATCGCGGCACGATGCCGAACCCGCCGGATGTGTTTATTCCCGCGATGGTGCGCTATCGGCGCGCGATGTATCTGAAGCTGGCCGAACTGATTCGATCGACGGGGCTCATCGTGACGCTCGATGCCTAAGCGATGACCGCGACACAACCAACGAAAGGGCGTGCAGGATGGCAATTTTAACGGGGCGCTACGGGCAAGTGAAGTGGGATCAGGCGGGCGTGACAGCGATTCCGATTATCTCGTTAAACGCCTGGACGGGGGATTTCAAAACCGAGTTCGAGGACGTGACGTGCTTCCAAGACACCAACCGCGTCTATGTGCCGGGCCTCCGGAATAGTGAAGGCAGCCTCTCCGGATTCTGGAACTCGCAAGAACTCGCGCTGTTCAAAGCCGCCGAAGCGACGACGCCCGGCCTGCTCGAGCTCGTGCCGAACAGTACGGAACCGACCTACGCGTGGTCCGGCCTCGCCTACATGGACGCGAGCATTGATGCCAGCTTGCAGGCGCCGAAAGTCTCGGGCAACTGGAAGGCCGCCGGCGCCTTCGCGATGAAGCCGGTGGTCGCCGCGACCGGCGCGACGGCGGGCACGCCCGGCACGTTCACGCCCGCCGGCGCGGCCGCCCCGGCGAATCTCGCCGCGATGACGGGGAAGACCGCGAACCCGGCGACGAATTGGGTGACGGGCCAATACATGCTGCTCGGCGATGCGAGCAAATGTAACTGGAACGGCACGGCGTGGGTCGCGGGCATTCACGCCTAAGAGGCGCGCGTGTTCGATTCGCTCACAGTGAACGGCAGCGCGGGGGCGATCCTGTGGGGGCACGGGGTCGCCGTCGACTTGCGATCGTGGCGTGTGGCGCGCTCGCAAGCCGATCCCGTGTGGACGCTGACGGGCACGATCGCGCACGTCGATAAATTCCAAGCCCGGCAACGCCCGCTGCTGTTCACGGCGCCCCGCGCGGGCGGGTATTGGGCTTTCCCGGTGCAGGAAATCTCCATCGGCGAAACCAACGTGTGGGCGCGGTTGGGGTCCCCGGAACAATAGGAGGCGCGTCAATGGGTCGCTGTCGGATGGTCACGCCCGAGGCGGTGCGGTTACCGCTCTCGGACGGTGACTTCATTACGGTCAAAAAAGAATTGAACGCGGGCGAAGGGCTCGACCTCGAAGCCGAACCCGCGCCCCGCACGCTCCCGGTCATCCTCGCGTATCTCGTCGGCTGGTCGTTCGTCGGCGCGGGGAATGAACCGATCCCCTATAGCCCGATGCAATCCCTGGACGAGCGGCGGGCGACGTTGCGGAACCTCGACACGGCGACGATGGATGAGATCGTCGAGGCGCTGGCGCCGCACGTGCGC